CCCTTTCAATTTCACCGACCACCACAGCATCAGCAGGATCCAAGTTAGTATTTGAATTTTGACCGTAAACAATATAATTCCAACGGCCACCGTGATTGATGAGAATCGATGCATTAGTTGGATCATTGAAATTCGTACTAATGCCCAAAGTCGTAATCCTATCATTTTCGGTAATAATCGTTGGAATCACATATAACAATTCCGAAGTTAATTCATTTTGTAACACCAACAAATAATCAGTGTAGGTTGTTGAAAAAAGTAAACTCCCCTGCTTAAGTGATAGCAGGAGAGTTTGAGATGCGGTATTTGATTGCAGGTAATTCACGCTGCAAATTTATTAAACAAGTGGTGCGGTATCAATTGAGAAATCAGATGCAAATACACCATCCTCAATTCGATATGCTTTGTTCTTGGAGTCCGAAGTGAATGTAATGGTGTAACCATTCATATCACCTTTGGCTGTTCCAGTCATTGTAGACGCTGCGGTTACTTCTGCTCCATCCTCATAACCAACCACCCAATAATTGTCGTTGTTATCTAACACAATCACAAATAAACGATTTTTAGCAATTAACTCTAATTGCTTTCTGCGTTGATAACTTAATTTGTGGAATGATGCGGTAACGGTTTGTGTGTAGAAAATCGTGCCATTCTCAACGCTGGATGCTACTTCTTCAGTGAAGCTACCCGTTGATTTTGGTAAGATGAACTCAAATACTTTTGAAGTAGATGCAGATGCACTTACTTCTTGAGTAGTGCCATCAATAGTCAATTGACCTGCGAATAGATCGTGAGCATTCAAATAAATCTTTTTAATGCCACCAATCCCATCTTTACACTGTAAACCGAATCCAGTCCCTATTGTACAACTCATTGTTTTATATGGTTTTTTTAATAAATAGGGGAGCAGTCGTAACCACTCCTTTTTTATATGTGGTTAATATTAGTTATGTCCGATTACGCAGTCAGTCAATATACCAACTTGCACACCTGTACGGAATCTCATTGCCATACGAACGTTATCAGAAGCATCAGTCAAAGACATATCAACTACTTTCACTTCAGCGAAATCAGAGTTAGCATCAACACCAACAAACAAGTTAGATGGTTGAGCGGCTATGATTGTTCCTGTGCTTATACCGGGACAAACATAAATGTCATATCCATTGAATTGCAAGTTAAACTCATCCGCAGCTTGATACATTTGCATATAACCCAAAGCTGTAATCGCTTGACGATAGTATTGAGCAGTTGCACGATTCACATACAATTTAGTATCAGGACTTCCAATCAAAGCGGCAGGAAGTGCATTGATAACTGCATTCATATTTGCGATAACAGTTGATGCATCCAAAGTAGCTGCCCAAGTTTGATCAGCAGAACCACTTAAACCAGCTTTCAATTTCTTTTCGAATCCATCAAATGAAGTGTAAGTTCCTGCGGTATCACCTTGCCAAATTGTGTATTCAATAGTTTCACCAACTTTAGCGGCAGCGTAACCAATCAAAAAGTCAACAAAATTTGAAGGAACTACATCGTTAATAAATCCACGTCCAGTTTGAGCAGCTTCCCAATCTTGAGCAAATTCTTTTTTACACAATTCAAGGTTAGTCATTAAATCAGTAACAGTTAACACGCTTTCGGTTAATGTCAATGAACCTTGTTGAGTAAAATCACAAGCGGCAGCTTGTACCAATGAAGCTGAATTAGCCAACTTCTTTAATACTGCTTTATATTTTACACCCTCTTTAAGAGTAACATATCCTTTCGCTAATGTATCTCCTGATAAAATAGCAGCGTTGATATATGGTAACGCTAACTCACCTGCGTAGGTGCTTGTAATGGTTAATGAATCAGCCATTTCTTTTTTTTATTTAATTATTTATATTTATTTATTATCGAAAAAATTCTATTTTTAGAATCCATCTTTGACAAGTTGATTGGAGCAGATGCAGCAGGAGCATTCACTTTCTTCACGCTCTCCGTTGCAGGTTGTTTGCTCATCTTTTCTACTTGTGCAGATAGTTGCGCTTTCTCGCTATTCAACGCATTTATGCGGCTTTCGAATTGCTCAATTAACGCGTTAATAGTGGACTCAAATTCCTCTTTTGAAACACCATCAAAAGCGGCTTGTTCTTCTTTGGCCACTTCTTCGGATTCCATTTCGGGTTCTAAAATTTCAGTTACAACACCACCAACGGTTACGATGTACTTGCCTTCGGCAGTTTCGTGTTTACCATCGGGTGCAGGAACTTCATTACCTTCGGCGTCCTTAACGAACAACGGACTACCAACGGCAATCATTTCATCGGGTGAAGTTACTTCAACACCATCTTTAAGAATTGCAACTGCAAAACGTACTGGAGTAGCCGCTTCGATTTCGCCTTCAGCACTTAATTTAATGCCAAATGACTTCAAACGATCTGCGTACTTACTCACGATTTCATTTACTTTATTCATTGTTAAAATTATTTTCTCGTATATATGTAGCATTCAACCTATTTTTGTTTTGTAGTTTGATCGTTTAGTTTTTGTTTTAGTTTAATTTCCTTTGTACGAAAAACCCCCTAAACGTAGGGGGCTTTTTGTTTTATAATACTTGGTGGATAGTTAATGGGTACTTGGTTTTAATTCCTCATTTAATCCCTCGTTTAATTACCCATTTAATTCCGCAGTTAATTCTCGCATTATCTTTTCAATCTCTTGTTCTGCCAAATATTCATCGCTTAACTCCGTGAAGAATCCCTCAAGTGAAAATCCTTTCACATCACCTTGCTTTATCGACTGCCACACTTCATCGTTATCGACTTTCATTCCAATGCACCACGTACCATCGGGAAAATTAAAACCAAAGTTTTGGCTCTTATCGTGTTCACCTTCTTTAATCCACGACTCGACAACCGTACACCCCGTGATTGGAATCTCGTGTTGAAGATTAGAATTGTGATGCATATTTCTTTTGAGATACTCCTGCGCTATCTTGTTAATAGTTTCTGCGCTGTATTTAGCGTAATACTCACCACCTGCGGCATCAACGCGGTAGATCAATTGTTCGGGAAGCATAACCGCTCCGTAAAGCATCCTACGTTCACCTTCATCAACGGCTGCGTGGTTCATTTTCTTTGCTGATTTTAGCGCAACAAAATCTACTTCAATTGCTGGTTTGTCAACAAGTGAAATACAATTCACACCAAGATAACCGCTATCGTCTATGGTGTATTCAATTACTTTTACTTCGTTCATATTATTTAATTATTCGGGATTGGTCTTTGATTTTTTCGTTTGCTTCTTGTGCTGAACTCACGTTGGTGGCGAGTACATATGCTTGTAGCGGTTGCGGTTGATTTGTTTGCCCATTGATAAAAGAAAGGTCTAACGCAGGTGCGTTGGTACTACCTCCACCCATTCCACCGCCACCGCCTCCGCTTGGTGGAGTTACTCCAGGTGGCGGCCCTCCATCTTTATTGAATTTCATTGAAGCAATTTTAGCGATATTCGCTGCTCCTGCTGCTGCTGCTACACCTGCCATCACGAATGGATAACCTGGAAAGACGGTGGTAATTGGTGAAGCGGAAGCTGTTGTAAATGCGTTTTGAGTTCCTGTAATTGCGCTAATCGTTGCCTGTGCCAATTGTAATGATTTGCCAACTTTAAATGATTGTTCCGCGTTCAGTATTCCTGCGGATGTGAGCAATTCATTAAGCGACATCATGCCATCAATAGCCGCTTTTGCTAATTCATATTTTTGCTCATTTAACGCTTTTTCACCTTCGTATATCTTTCGTCTTTTTTCATCTTCCATCGCAATTTCCAACGCAATGGATTGCATCTTCAATTGATGTTGTGCGTCAATAATTAATTTAGTATTATCGATGGACGATGCTAATTGTTTCGCATCTTTTGACTTAATGAATGTAATTTCTTCATCCGCACGTTTAACGGTTTCTTCAGTTTTTTTCTCGGCCGTTGCTTTATCCATCTCACGCAATTGCAACTGAAATCCAGCGTAATCGCTTTCCATCTGTCTAATTGCATCTTGTTGTTTGCTAATGTTTTCATCTAAATTCTTTTCAACTTCCGCAGGATCAACAATAAAACTCGCAGTTAAATCAACCAATCCCTCTGCTAAATTCGTATTAATTCCGGGAATTGCATTTGCGATAGTATCAATTGACTTCAATAATAAATAAAGTGGGGCTTGTAAAAATTTCAACATCCCCTCTAAAATTTCACGATTGCGTTTAGCCGCTGCGAGTTGTGAATCTCTTTGTTGAATAGCTGTTTCTAATTGAACTTTTGCATCTGCAATTGATGTTTGTAAACGCGTCAATCGGTATTGAACAATCTCTTTTTCAGTTTGGCCTTGCAATTTCATTGCGTTGACCTCTAACGCGCTTTGGTCATACGCTTTTTTTGATGCTGCTGCTCTTGCCTCAACTGCGGCTGCTATATCTCGCTCGACTTGACTAATTCCTTTCAACGCATTTTCAAAAGCTGGAATGGCTTTAAATACCTTATCCATATTTGTTGCAATCAATGCAATGCTTCCTGCAATTAAAAAGATGGGATTAGTTAGTAACGCTTTACCAATTGCACCTAATGCGCTGCCAAAACCTTTGATGGCATTGGTTAAATCACTCACTTTAAAATCCTGCAATGCACCTGCAACACCTTTCAATCCTGTAATGGCATTATCAAAATCCAATGACATGACGGACGAACCAATCATGCTGAATGAATTATTCAACCTTTCCAATGGCGCACCGCTGACTGTATTAACCGACCTACCCAAATCATCCATCCTATCCTTGAGTTCACCGAGTTGTCTTTGTACTCGGTTAAATTCGGCAGTACCTTCGGGAAGTGTGGCTAATTCCTCACGCAGCTTACGCATCTGCGTACGCATGGATTCAACCTTCGCTGTGCCTTGTATATCTACTTCAATTACTACTTCTTGCTTTGCCATTAGATTAAATTAAAAATGTACATAGTTCCCAATATCATTGTAGCAAGAACGCTCAAATTAATAAGCGTTGTGAGCCAATTGGGTAAATTGTTTTTGTTGTTTGGAAGATTACTGCCATGTCCTAATTCAACTAACTGCTGAATGTTTTTAAATGTCATTTGTGGGTTATGCATAGTTATATTGTACATAAGTGGTTAATGCTGTAAATTTCATATCATCTTCGGGATAGGTAGTTGAACCAACCAATTTGATTCGTGGATAAAATGTCGTGCCACTAATAACAACATCCCACTCCAATCGGCCATTCATATTATTGAATGTTTCATCGATTGTTGTTACATTAACGAATGTGATTGTTCCTGCATTATTGATCATATGCAAATTATATTCACCGCTTATTGTTCCATCCATTGCAGTTCCATCGTGTTGCATTCCGCTCAATAGAATCTTCACAATCCACATAGTATCATCAGGCATAAGGTAACTATCGACACCTCCGATTTGTAGGTTGATGTAAGTGGTGTTGTTAGTGAAATCACCTTTACCGATTAAATGTATTATTCCACTTTGAACTTCACCGCGATAACCACCATTACCACCGATTGTGATATCTTTATTCAACACATTGGCATCACTACCGACAACGGTTACTGAACCTAAATCAGAAGCAACGTAATTGTTATCTCCAACAATCAAACTATTTTCATTACCATTATTCAACACGTTGTTACTACCTCCAACAATGGAATGAGTATTGGTGGGATAAACATTATTGTTAGGTGTTTGTAATAATTTGGTTTGGTCATTATCAATATCTTTAACCAGTGGTTTAGTGTCGCTTGTTGTTGGCTTACGACCTCCACCATCTTGGCGCACTGCATAACAACGACCTTGTGCTGCATTCCAATTGTAACCATAATAATCACAGCACGTTTCAGTTCCATTTGATGTATTACCATCGGGGTCTAAAAAGATAATGTTTAATGTACTTGTGATGCTATCGATTGTCAAATTACAAGGTGGAGCAACATTGATTATTTTCATCAATTTAACCTGTACACTCTCTTGCATTCCAACAACGTAATCTTTAATCTCTAAAATGCGCCAATAGGAATCGCGAATAAAGATTTTATCATTGTATCTAAAGTTGTAAATGTCTGCAAATTCAAGCGAAAAAAATGCTTCCATTATACGAGCATCTGGAGCATAGATATTTGCAACGTAGTTATTCCAAAACCTTTGATACAACGTTTGGTAAGGAATCGCATTGACTTTATGCAATGGTGTTTCTTGACCAAAATTGTAATCGACAGAAGTGATATCGGGAGTGATATTTTGATAATGACTAAACATAGGTAAAACAAATGCATCATCAATTAAATTAGTATCATCATTCAAAATGTGCATTGTCATTGTGTCTCCAGTGCGGTATAAAATACGCGGTGTTGGGTTCACATATTCATTTTTATCATTGATGAATTTAGCAATTGGATAGACAGTATTCGGAATTAACGCGAGTGGTGTGCTACCAAATTCAACTTCAATTTTTTGTTCTTCAGTGGCAAAATCATTTTCGGGATCGAGCAATTCTAATCGACCATAAACGCGATTACCTTGCGTGTTGTAAAGGTTGTTTAAATAGTCATCTGACTTTTTGTAAGTCCAAGTATTTATTTGCGCTTGATAATCGGTGGTTGGTGTTAAGATGATGTCTTTGCTGATATCAATGATATTGCTCCAATCTTTATAATCACCACTTTGCAGATATTCATCGAGTGGAATGAATGACAATAATTTGGGATTGAACTTATCAGGAATAACAACCAAATTAAACATCTTGAATA